TGGATCTGTAGTACCAATCATCTCAGACAAACTTGATGAGAAATCGGTATATACCGTATTTACGTTGATAGTATACAAACTAGCAGATGTGGCAGTCAATGACCAACCATTCAGTATTGAATATACTGTATTAAACGTAGTAGGATTCAATCCTTTCATACTACTTGAAAGATATACATCGTATGCGTAGGCATTATTAGCGTAATAATCCACAGATGATGAATCATTTAGGATCGACTGAATACTAGAACTCAAGTTGTTAACAAACAATGTACTTGAACTGTACTCACTTTGGTACAACGAACAAGAGTTACATGCAAGTGATGATGTAGTATTGATTGTTGACAAATAACTAGCAATACTACCCGATGTATCTTGGTATGTAGGTACTGCAATCGATCTCAATAGGTTATTAGCGACATCCGCATTTTGTCGGGATATATTTGAATCGACCAATACGGACGCCAAACTCGAAGACAAAATACTGTTAAAACTCGAAGTCAAATTAGAATTTAGACTTGAAGAATACTGTTGATCAAATGTAGGGGTTGAAATTTCTCTAGTATAAAACGGAGTTTGAATACTTGAGGTGGAATTGATAAACGAATTTGGAACACTATAATACCATGTTCCTCCACCGTTACGAAATGCTGTAGATTTGTTTGACTCATTGGTCAAATAGTCAGATAGTTGAGTGGTCGGATCGTAAGGATACCATACATTACCCCCGTTTTCATCACGATAGTTCCAACTTGCACCCAAATCAGTTCCATCATCTGCAAATCTTCCGTTGCCCATAGCCCAACTTTGACTGATAGGATAAGCATAGATGGTATAATCAAACGGCAATTCTGATTGTCGTAAAACTTTCAATGAAAGCGTAAATGTTGGATCTGTAATTTCACCTTTGCTGATCGAACTCGAAATTGAAGTTATATCAAATTTAAGAATTGATCTAGTCAACGACTGTGACGAACTCAATGTGAAATGTGGGTCGTAATACGCGTAACTTCCAGACGTAGATCCCAAAAAAGTTCCCGATACGCCATTCAAACTTCCAGAAAAATTACACAATAAACCCGTCATACTTCCTGATATTTGACCTGAAACTCGGGATCCAGAGATGCTTCCAGAAAGATGTACAACACTTCCGCTTGAATTAGAATTCGTCACTACGAATTGATTTGTATAAGGCACACCGTTAATCGTAGCAGAGTAAACACGTCCGTTCAAACTTCCTGTAAAATTACCCGTAAAATCAGAAGAAACAAAGTTTGAACCGCTTATTTGGGTAGGATTAACAGCTCCAACCACGCTTCCGCTGACAATGGTAACATCTGATGTCGTATCAGACACAATGACGTTTGTTGTACTTCCAGAAAAGTAAGCATTACACTTACCGTAAAAATTTACAGTGTTCTCTATGAACGCATTAGATGAACTAACGCTGCTAGTCTGATAATGAGTTATCGACTGAACGGTGTTCGTCTGTGAAGCGACCGTCAATATTTCATCAATACCAAAGTTCTTGTTCTCCAAGGTATTTAGATTGGTAATATACGTGTCTTTAGATGGAAATAGAAAATGGTGCATATTATACTGCTGTTGCTTTGATGTCCGTTTCTGGATTTTTCAATTCAAATACACATGGATCTAGTGAAGGATAAACAATCTTGTTCACCGTGGCAGCATCAATGTTGTATTCAATTGGAGAATAAGATCCATCTTTGCTTGTCAAATTAGTTAACTTGAGTGAAGCAACTGATTGAACTCCCTCCACCTTGGCAATTTCTAACTCCAACTGACTCAGATTGATTGGTTGAGAGAATCCCCAAATGTCAATATTGAAAAATGATTTAACTGCATTTACGCAATTTACCAACACTTCTTTTTTGTTGAAATTGTTGTATGTGACAATTTTAAATTCAACTCCAATGTTTACCACATATCCGTCGATCAAATTGATTCCATCAGTCATCATACGATATTGATTCAAATACTGTCTGATGTTGTGGAACAGAGCAGGATTAGGTTTTACCAAGTTTTTGTTTTCGTCGTATGACAACAAAAACACATTGATTGAAAATGGATTTTTCAAATTTCCACTGATATTGCGATTTGACAACACTTCGCTTTCTTGTGTCAGTGATCCGTTTACAATAGAATTTGCATTGAGATTGTTATCCGAAGTTACCGTAGCCTTAGCAATAGATCCAAACTTAGCGGGCATTGCGTAAACACGGGAGATATAATCATCCGCTGTTACAACACGATTTTGTGCAGCAAAGAATGCTGTGGCATTCTGTTTAATTTCATCAATTGACTCAGGTCCATCTCCACCTACTGCCGGTACGTTATTTTCCACCGCAAGCGAATTCTTTACCACCTGGAAGAGGTTTTGTTCAGGCGTTGTAAGAAGAGTAAGATCGTTCTCAAACTCAACGCCTACGATACTTTTAATGTCACCGGTCTGACTGTTCGACTCTACTCCTCCACCGACAAGATAACGGACGGTAAACTGAGTTCCTTTTTTTGGATATATACCAAACGCATCCGAATTGATGATGTTGGTGGGATCGAGAGATACATTAAGGGTTCTAAGGTTGCTCAGACTAACACCTAGTATTTCAGCAGATGGTACTATAATTTCATCGTTGACGCCTTCATTACCAGGACCGAACTCAAGATATGTTAGATCATCTGAGTTTATATTGGATGTAAACTTTCGTTGTGTTCTAAGCAACTTCAAAATATTTGGCACCGAAGATTGGTACTGAATATAACGATCATCATTCAATGAAGAGTTTTCATATGAAGTGATGACGACATCTTGGGCGAGATAATCAACCTCATGCCATTTTACGTTGTCTTGATCTCTAATATCCAATATCTCCAAAACATTGTTTTCATCCAAATATAGTTTGTAAAAGGCTTGATTATCATTGACGGTGAAAATCTTTTGAACTATTTTGCCTGATATACCATTTACTGTTTTCTTCAAAAGGAAAAATTGAGGAATTCCATAGTCATCTCTTGAACTCACAGATACTTCTCTTGGAGAAGAAGAACTATCCAACGAAAAATCAATCAAATCTGTGGTTACGAAATATACGCCAGCACTATTGACCAACTGCATACCATCTTTGATACGAAGACAATACTTGTTGTCAGGAACATATGATCCCATGGAATCTTTTACCGATGGAACTACTTGATAAACATCGAAATTTGTAAGTGATGGTCTAGAAACTTTTGGTTTGTATCCCAAAAACTTTGAAAGAGCAATTACGTTCTTTTTTTCCTCTGTATACGGAAACATACTTTCCTTGAACTGTTGATCCAAGTAAAATGACAGAACATCACCGACATATGATGCCATTTCAATAAAGATCGTGCCAGGAGATGAGTCGGAAAAATCCTGATAGTTCTTTGGAAAATATGACTTGGTATAATCAATTAGATTCTTCTTGAACTGAGAAAAATCTCTGTTCAAATACGAAACATCCTTGTTAGTCAAGGGTTTGAACGTTTTCTGTATAGTTGATGCCATAGTTAGTTGTTTTCCAGAAACATCTCAATCGACGTAGTATCGTTATTAACGGAAATTGTAAGATTGATGTATAGTCTATAAATATCTACATCTTCCTTTTTTAGGACTTTAATGTCGATATTGTCAATGTTGGCAATTGGAACCCAATAGTTTATATCCTGAGTCAACGATTGTTTGATTCTTTGAGGAAGAGTAGCGTCGTTTTGATCAAATACAAATTTGTTAAGAGAATGACCAAACGTGGGCTGCATACGACGTTCGCCCTTTCTTGTATTCAACAAATTGACAATGTTAGTCTTTGTCTGTTCCAACGTATATATGGTTTGAGCAAAAAAACCACCCTCTCCGTTTTTAATAGGCAAAGTTAACCCGATTGGATATAGGGTAGACATATTACATCATTGATACATTAGCACTTGATACTCCTTCGGACTTTTTCTTATCAATAGCCTTCATCAAAGAAGAATAGTTCTTTGTAAGAGCAGATGCAATAGGAGCTGGAATATTTTCAATGTGGTCCAAGACAGAGTTACCCGATTGTCCCATATTAGATGAAACCAACGATCCTTCTTGTGGTACACCGCCAACCGTCTCATTAAGAACCTTATTCAATGCCTCATTTTTTGTGAATATCTTGTATTCCTTTTTTGGTTGAGGAACAACAACTGATTGAGTTGTACGTTGAATGGTTTTTTTGACAGGTTCAGATATGGATCCTACCTTTGAAGAGAAAACCTCCGCCATGATTTGAGGCAAAAGAGATGGTAGAGCCTCTCTAACTTCTTGTTGCACCATCTCCTTGATTAGTTGTTTGAGTGAATCTTTTGTCATAGTATAATTAAATATCAGAGTTTTGTTTGTAAAGTGACACTATTATTCAGGACGTTCACGTCTTATTTGCGCACGGAATCCGCCTGGAACTCCGTCTCCATTGTACGTATTAATACTAACAGGTTGTGATCCATCTGTTATATTTTCTCCGTCTTGACCTGGAGCATATCCTCCGCCCGTCAAAAACACTCTACGGCTCATCAAGTTATAGAGTCGTTGTTCAAGATCAAGCAAAGGATCTAATTGAACACGTTCTTGGGTTTGATTAGGATCCGCCCCGCCAGCATCTGGATGGCTATGATCATACCAGTGTGTATGAATTCTAAGCCATTCACATAGATCGTACAACCAATCGACAGTTGTTTGACCTAACAATGCTGGTTCGTTTGTTTCATCGTATTGACCAAGATATATCACAGGAGCGTTGATGACTGCTTTTTTATGAGTGGTTACAACCACCTGATCATGAGCGTCAAGAGTGAATTCGTCGTCTGTGACAATACCATATCGCTTTTTAGAGAAGTGAAAAGTCTCTCCAAATCGGCTACTTAAAATAATACGATCCGTATTTAATATCAACTGATCTTTATTTAGTACAGGATAAGTAAAGTTTGTGGCACCATCAGGACAAAACGCATCAACTTCTTCCCGGTTATCATTTGAAAATATCTTTTTGTAACAAGTTGTCACAAACTTAGATATTGTACAACCAGATGTTATGTGGATCGATGTACCATCATTATTTATGTCTTCCAACATGAACCCGCCAACATTTCTCTCGGGATGTCCGTGATCATCCAACTCAATCTTTTCAATGATAGGAAGAAGATCATGCAATTGAATAGTACGATCTTTTTTTAAAGGTCGTTGTCTGTTGCGAATAAGAAGCATCGGGTTTCCGCCACCAACTTCTGGTTCGTTTTTGAAAAATGTATTCTTTTTACCATCTCCTATAGCATAATCAGCATAACCCAAAAATTTATCAGTGGGATTGAGGCTGTATCCTTTATCGTTTGATCGATCATCGTCGTATGCTCCAAATCTAATTGATGATCCAAATCTACTTTCAAAAACCGTATCTCCTTCAAATCGTTTCAATGAACGAATGTTTGGATTGTTCAAAAAGTATCTGCCCAACGCACCTTCAAATCCATATCCACCTTGAGCTCTCAGTTTACTAACCGGCCCTTTGTAGTCAACAAATTGAGGATCGTTTTGATCGGTCAATTCTTCACGGTTTCCCATTCCACCGCCGTATGTCAACTCAAACGCAATATCAGCATTGTTGTTTATGAAGTTTTTGTAGTTGATTTTACGGGTGTAGTAAAGATTTCCATGATGTTCTACTACGCCCACAATTTCGTTAACAAGAGGATATTCTGATATATTGTTCTCCAATGGAAGTGCCCATGGAAGACCTTCTTTTGGAACGCTAGTGTGAGATCTAAGAAGTCGTAGTTTAACTCTTCCAATCCAAGTGTAATCTACATCGGAAAAATCTGTAGGTTCCCCAACATAATTTTCAGGCCACTGTGTAGAGTCAACGTAGTGTCCATTATTTGCCAACTCAGGATGTGTCTCATCCAATATGACATCCAAAACAACAGCAGGTTCGATTTGAAGTGTGTCGGACCTATCCATTGAAAGGAATTTGATGTCTCGTTTGGTCGCCAAAAGATTTGTATCTTTTGACATATCCATTGGAAGAGGAGTGTTACTTGTCATTTTTAGTAGAAGGTACTTTGATTGGTTTTTTTAGAGTTGCGTCAATATCATCGATTTCTTTCATCAACTGACGTTTTTCTTCTTCGGTCAACATAAATGCTCCGCCCGAACCTTCAGGTCCAGCATTTCCTCTCGACATGATACGTTGTACTACAGCTGCAAGTTTAACCAACTGTTCATCGTTTTTAACTCGCACATCAAAATAGTCTCTGATCAACGGAACAATCAATAACGCGTCATTTGCGGTTTTAACCAACGATCTCAGGTCACTAATAAGGATGTCGATCTGATCACGATTGCTTTCCGAGTTACTCACAATGTCCTTACATAAATCTGAAAACTTCTTATTTTTGTATATCTCAATGTCGTTTTCCATACAGTATATCAGCGTATAAATAGAAAAACCACCCCAAACGGAGTGGTTTTCCTTATTTTATTTTATCGTCGAATTACAATGTCCCTACGTCAGAATAAGATTTAGCTATCGTGGTTTGATAGTTTTTCATCCGATTTATGACCTTTGTTATTTGTTGGGTCTTACAAGATGAAATCTCACGGATGTACAAATACAACGCTTTTTTATTGAAAGCGTCAATTCTATCACTGTTTCTAAACAGTTCAATTACCGCATTAGCAATATTGATATCTCTCTGTTTGGTGAAGATCTTATTGATGTTCTTCTCCCAATAATCCACCATCAAACCAATAAACTCACGATTCTCTTTTTCTCTGTAATGTGTATCTTCTTGTTGTAGTTTACATGTATTCTCACCGTTGTCTTCACTAATTTCTACGTGTTGATTAAAACGTTTGTAGTTGGTGTTGTTTTGAAAAATAAGATAGTTCTTGGCGATAATACTGAAGTATCCAAATGCTTTACCTTTACATTTATCAAACTTGTGCATATTCGCCACCAAATGAGCCACCGTTTCTTTTTGAACTTCAAGCGGACCAGTCTCAAAATAACAAAATTTGAAAGTGTTAAATACGTTTTCTACCAATTTTTCAAAGGGATACTTAATCTGAGTGTTGTAAATATCATCTCTAGTTTCCTGATCATCCGTCGTGTTGTAAGTAATGATTGCATCTTCCGTATTAGAAGTGAAATACATTTTGTCTTTAGAAGACTTTTTCTTTTTAGATGAATCTGATGTAACATCAATCTCAGACTCCGTGTCTACAACTATTTCTACAATCGGTACTTCAACCGAACTGGTCTCTATTTTTGGAGTCTTTTTATTTACAGACTTTTTCTTCTTAAGTACGACTTCCGTGCGACTTGTCGGTTTTTTAAGAACGTTGGGTATTTTCTTGCGACTTGTCGGTTTTTTAAGAACGTTGGGTATTTTCTTGCGACTTGTCGGTTTTTTAAGAACGTTGGGTATTTTCTTTTTGGTTTTTGACATCAGATTCAATCCTTGTATTTAATTTTTCGATTAGTGTAACTATGTCCAAAAATATCACTCCGACCTCATCATCTTTTTGAAAAATCTGGTTATCATCCAGTTGTTGGAGTTGGGTATAGACATTATTAACATCAGTCCTAAACTCTAACACCCACTGTTCATATATGTCAATTTTTTTCTGTCCTATATAAACAAGATAACCTAATGTCACAGAAGCTGTTACCGACACTATAACCAATATAACTAGTAAAGATATTAACATATTTTAGCCGTTGTCTTCATTTTCGCCATAGTCATGGCAATAATCTTTGATATACATCAAAGCATCGTCAACTATTGCCCAATCTTTAGATTCAATAGCGTCGTTCAAAATTTCAACGAGTTCACAAATTTCTTGTTGATTCATAGTAGAAATATCAGATTAATCATTTACAATACTCTGACTTGATAACGCCATGAGCAAAGTTAAATAGTGTAACGACTGTAAAACTATCAGATATTTTCATCTATGTGCAAAATAACGTTTGAAAAAGTCATCCTGTCCTGACTTTTTTGTAGGATCGGACTCTTCACTAGTCACGGTAATCTTTGGTTCTAGTACACCCGATTCGGAAATATTGTTGGACGGTTCAGTTATAATTTCTTTTTCTTCAACCACATCTGCTTTTGGTTGAATAACAGGTTCCGGCTTTGGTTGTGGGATAGATTCTGGCGCCGTAGCATAAATTGCATATTCTCTGTTGATCGCAACGTTATATGCTAGAATCAATGCAACCGCTAACGGATCGAATACACATATCAATATTAATATGAACCACTTTGCAACAGTATTAATACTAACACCGGCAGACTCCGCAACAAATTTAAAGGTCTGAATATCTTTTGCTGAAGATGAAGTGAGTTTAAGTTCGGTGATCTTTTTGTCAACATTATCGATATCAGTGGAATATGATTGAGATTTATCATTTTCCGATTTGATATTTTTATCTGTCTGATCAATGAGTTCCATCGTCTGTTCTTGAACCTGACGAAATTGAATTGGATTTCTTGCCAACATTGAGTTTGTATTAACCTGACTCAAACGATCCTCTTGACTCTTTCTTAGAGAAGTCAACGACTCAATACGTTTTTTTACATCATCAATTTTTACAAGAGATAGTTTCTTCTGATTCTCCAATGACGTAACTTGTTCTTGCATCATTGTATATTGTATTGAAGATTGTTGATATGCACTTGTCAAATATCCAAAAACACCTAGAGATGTAATACCCATCAAAACAATGACAGCAATACAAAGGTATGATTTTAGTAGAAACTGAGATTTCTTCCAAAATCGATATAGAAATGAGGTAGTAACAAGTTTGCCTAACTCAAGTGAAGATGCCATAACCATTGCAGCAATTGATGCTCCAGAGAATAATAACCCAATACCCCATATGGAGAAGAATGCAGCACACCCAGCAATGAATAGTGCTGAAAATCCCAATAGGTTATTGAAATTAAGAAAGTTTTTGTTCATAAGATATAAATATCACCAAAAACAAAAAACCCCCACCTAAATGATGAGGGCTTCGTTAAGTTATAGGGCAGATCAACCGTAAATTACTTCACAGCGATCTTACGAACTTCTGGTTGTGTAGGAATCAATTTCTTCAATGTTACCACAAGGATTCCATTGTTAAATTGTGCATCAATAGTATTTTTATCAATGTTATCACCAAGACTGAAGCTTCTCTTAAAAGAAGACCGTTTCAACTCACGAACAATATATGTTCCCTTTTCTTCTTTTGAAAATTCCGTCGGGGTATTTTTAGTTCCGCTAATTGTCAATGTATTTTTCTGAATTTCAACACTGACATCTTCTCTACTAAGACCAGGTATCTCAGCTTCAATACTAACGGTATCCTTATACTCAACCACGTTCACCCGTGGATACGAACCTTTTTGAAAGAAATCAACACCGAAATCCTTGGTGAAGCCAGGAGATGTTGCCGTAAAGAATTCATCAAATATTCTATCAAACGGTGTTAGAAATTCATCTCTATCGAGAGATGAAAACGTGAATGGATATTTATCTAATTTATTATTCATATTGTTACTTTTTTATAATAGTCCAATGGACCTATTCCCTTACCCCGTTATGAGCGTAAGAGGATGGATTACCATCATTATTAGTACATATATCACACGTTGGGAAAAAAGTCAACACTCAACTTGTTTTTATACGAACCAAGTTCTCTTCCCATTATGTCATACGATTTGACTTCATAATGTAGGTTTTTGTTATCCGCAAGTAGTTGCAAATGAACGTTAAACGAAACTTTGTCGGGGCGATTCTGCCAGAGTCCTATAATTTCCGGACCAAATGTATTCACCTGAATCAATCTATTTCTATCATCATATACAGAAACGGTTAATTTATTGGCTGATTTGTTATTCAATATAGACGGATTCAAATCTATACTTGGAGAAACGGAAATGATGCTTAAAGTGATGGGATCGTGTCCGTCAACATAGTTTTCATTGTATGGAGTTGGAGCTAACTTACCTGACAAAGTGTAAATACACACTTCTTTGGTGGAGAATTTAACACCAGCATATCTCTCATATTCACTTAAAGTACGAGCCTTTCCAAAGTTATATTTGTCAGATATGACAATTGCGTCATCTTGTTCCATTCCAAACAAAACTCGATTTCTCTTTTGCGACTTGATATCACGTTCCCACCAAGATTGTTTGATTCCTCGGATGTCTTGTTTAGTGAGATCATGATCGTCCCAATGCTTAAACCTAGCAGATCTAGTATATTCGTGCCAACACACGACTTTGTGTGGATGATACAAATCGTATCCGTGGGTAAATGCTCTTACCGCAATACTGATCTCTTCACCATAGAAGTAAAACTCAGGATCGTGCGGAACCTCTTCACAGAATTTACCATCAGCAAACGCAAAATGAGCAGAGTAAAATCTTGACGGAACAGGTGCTGTACAAAACTCATAATCGTTTATTGGAGACGGCACAAAGAAAATGGGACCGTCTGCAAGAAACTTATGAAAGTCCATTTTCCACGGAATCAGTTCATATGTACTTTTATCTGCAAATGGATCGAAAGCAGGAATATAGGCAGTGATTAAGGGTTTTTCACTACCCATATTTTTACACTGATTATACATCATCTTTAGTTCTGTATCCCACCCCTGAACAAAGCGATGATGTGAATCCAACTGCATCGTATAACGTTGGCCATTATACCTGCGTTGAATTTGATTTCTTGCCCAACACGCTCCTTTACTTTCGTAATATGGAATGTCGATGATTTCGATATTTGAATATGACCTTAATACATCCAAATTTTCAGAGTCGTCATGTTGCCAACATATACAGACATGCAACGCTTCGGGATTGTGGGCGTTTTCATACATATCCAAAATGGTTGGAACCAATTCTGGATCTCTGTATGATGCAATTTGTACAAATATCGATTCGTCCATAACTTAGTCGTTTTCTTGTCTCCACATATCATATTCACATCTGCAACTAAGATAGTCAGCAATGTGAACGATTCTCGGAAGGTTGGTTTTCAACTCATGATCCGGGTTGTATGATTTTAAATATGACGTATTAGCTTCATGATACAATCCATCAGAAAGTTTAATTGCTAGTGTCTCCTTCCAATTACACACAATTCCATATTGTTGCAAAATAAACAGAGCGCGATCTGTTACATCCATGTATTGGAGATTTGCGTTGAACTTGTAAATCTCAGACTTGTTCTTTCGATGCCACTCACTATCCTGTGGAAGGTAATAATCTCCCTGTTCCTTATCACCCAACTTTCCAAGATCGTGATGAATTGTGGCAAACGCTAGTTCCTCGTCGGTAAAATCAACTGTACCACCACGCATTTCATACAACTTTTTAACACCAAAAGAACTGGTCAACACATTGGTGATATGATCAATGTATCCGCCAGGATAAGCGTTGTGATAGTGTTCTTTAGCACTAGCAGGAGCTAGTGTCAATTTATAACCATACTCATCTTCACTATAAAGATGATTGAGTTTCTTTAACCTTTCGCCGGAAAAATATTTCGGCAAAAGTTCCATAAATTTATCATAATTAGCAGCAAGTTGTTTTTCAGTGTATGTCTTTGTCATAGACATCAATACTACACCAAAACCCAACAATGTCAATTATGTTTAAACTGTGAATTCGACCGATCCGTTTGGAGTTGTAAGTTTTACTGATGTGACTGTATCTCCATCCTTCTTATTGAAGCCACAAGAAAACGGAGAGTATACCGAAGCAGGAATTGTATCTGAATTTCCGTTATAAGAAATACGGGTGTCACCATAAACAAATCCATCACCGTTAACGTACACCCAATTATACTCAGGGATGGGGTGAATTTCAATAGATGCAATGGCAGGGGGAATTGTAGGTGTAGCTACAGTAAACACATCAGAACTACTGCATTCTCCTTCAGACGTGACCACACGTATCGTGTTTTCACCCGACACTCCGTCTGGAATAGCAAATGCTATTTGAGTAGAATCATAATACTGAACGGTATTACACTTGACACCACCAACATATGCGATGGTGTCGTTATCTATGAATCCTGTTCCATAAACATACGTCCATTGAGCAACTGGACCAGTATGTGGAAGAAAATCGTTAATTGTAGGCATATTGCCCTATAAATATCAACGATTCGATATTTGCTTCAATCTTGTTACAATAAACTTTACCAATGCACTTCTTACGATATCATTCTCATCAAATTCAAACACGTGAATTCCATTTTCTTTACTCTCATCATCACGAAATTGTTCGGTTAGTTTGATGAATCCACTTTTTGATCCAATATCACTTTGTTCTGGATCACCAAGAATAAACACTTTACTAAATTCACCTACACGTGTAACCAATGTGACCAACTCTTTGTGAGTCATGTTCTGTGCTTCATCCGCAATGATGCAACGAGCATTCCAGTTCAATCCACGGAGGAATCCAATAGGAATACTGTCTACGTGTTTTTCTTTTTGCAACCAATCAATCGTTCCCTTGTTCAAAAACTCAGACAACTTCTCAACTAGAGGTTGAATATATGGCGCCATTTTGTCTTCAGCTTCGCCTGGCAAGAAACCTATTTTACTATCAGAACTTTCTACTGCGCTTCGTAGATAAAGAATATCACTGACCCGTTTCTGATTCATCAATTTTAATGCAGTCAAAACGGCCAAATATGTTTTTGACGATCCAGCAGGACCACTCACAAATACAAGTTTTGTGTTTTTATCTAACGCTATATTAAGAAATTCTTTTTGTTTTTCAGTCAAATCACGGTGACTTATATCCATCTCCGTTTTAATTTTGTGTTTTTGTGGAACAATAGGACTAGTATCTGGAAGTTTCTTGTGTTTTTTCATTAGATTTTAGTTTTGGTATCCAATAACAATTCTAGTTTTTTTACTCGGCTGCACAGTTCATACTTCTCCTCTTTTATGTAAAAGTTGTATATATGACTGACATTCTCACGAAACTCAGTTTGTGAAACCGTGATGACGAAATCAGAATTTTTAAAAGCGAAAACCTCCACCATAGGTAGGTTTTTCTCAACGGCGAACTCAATTGAAGAGATGACTTTTTCCGTCAAGTCCATTTTATTAGACTCAACGTATGATTCTAACTCAGTGAAGTTAGAAGGCAATACAAATGGTTTGTACTTTGCTTTTTTTATCATATCAATAACAGTTGATAATAAATATCTTCAACGTTGCCGATAAACAAATAAAAAACGCCATCCGAAGATGACGTTTACAGTAGATCAAAATGTATCAAACAGGTTAATTTTTCTTCTTTGAAGACTTCTTCACAGGGGATGTTTTAGAAGGAGCGGTTTGTTCGGAATCCTGAGTGCTCAGTTCAATGATTCGATTCTTGGCTGTAGATTTCCAAGAATTCTTTGTTCTATCTGAAGCGTACAAATAGGTCTCACTCATTGAAACCAACTTATCGATTTCTGCTTCAGATCCAGCAGTCTTAATTTGTTGTCTTAGTCCCATAATAGTTTACCAAATACGATGCTTTTTTTCATCCTTCTCAACGACTTCAATGGTCGAACCATCCGGCCATCGTTTAATAATCGACTTCCAATGTTGCACTTCAGTGTTCGCTTCAACCGGAGTATCATACTCCTGATCAGAAACACGAAGCCCGCTACGGACAACTACATACTTTTTATTTTTAGTATCAGACATACTGTACTCTTTGTTTATTGTTGTTTACACTTCGATCTACGTTGTTGACTATAACACATCGACAGATGATGTCAATGATTTATTCACCAAAATCTGTGATTTTCTCTTATAACTTCAAATCCAAACGTTTCAGTCAAATGCCAATGTCTAACTCTGTGGCCACTCTCGTCTACGGATTCCAAAGTATCTGGAACTTCAACAACACGTAAATCTGCTGTATCACCATTGGATCGTTCCTGAAGAAGTTCAATGACTTCAATCAATTTTTGGTTGGTACGTTCTTCTTGGCTGTAGAAACTATACGGTTCTGTTACGCCAAGCATATCACATGCTTCTTTTGAAAGTTTGTATCCACACTTACTATATTCTTTAGTACCCTTTGATCGATTTACTACAATTTTCATATATCTATAATTAGTCTGAATTCAATTGTTCTTGTACAAATTTGCAAAGGTTTTTGGCTTTTTCATCTGTAATGATTACGGTGTCTGCCCAAAGATGCCCATGTATAAGTATATGTTTTATCCACCTAAATCTCTCTTTCCAATTCATAATCTTCTGATGTCCTTCACGCACCCATATGGTTAAGTTAAATCCTTTATCAACATTGTCGTACTTGTATCTTTCAATCTCAAGGGTATGACAACTACAGTCACATTTTGTGTAATAAGATATTTCAGTGGGCTTCATATTTCTGTGAATCTATAAGATCCTCCTTCTGGATGAACAACAACGCTTTCATAGTGAAAACATTGCATCATTTCATATACTGTATTGTATATTGTAACTCCGCCATTTGGAAAACATAACTCTCCAACTCTATGAGTTTTATACAAGTATAGTTTGTAAAAGTCTGGATATTTTGCGACCAATACACGTGTGCCTTTCGGAGTAATTTCGTTTACCACGTTGTTTTTGTCAACATTAATAAATACCTCAAAAATGGTTCCATTTGTACCAATGATCTTAGGTATACTTTTGTAATACCGATTTGACTCATCCGACTCGGTAATCTTCTTCGCTTTCTTCTTTACTTTTTTAGTATCGTCTGACGAGTCAATAATCTTGGCTTTGATATCATTCAGACGTTCTTTTTGTTTTTTGGTTTTTTTCATTTAACTGTTAGCTCACACAACTTGTTATAGTCACTGTTTATCTGATGGAGCATATTCACAGGAATCAAATCTACACTATCTAACAACCGACGACAAGATTTTTTTGATTCATCGTATTTTTTCAAATACATAGCTGATGTATAATGATAATACAAAGGTTCATAGTTTGTATCGGGATATGCACATTTGTTTAAGAAAAACTCTCGTTGTTTTTCAACATCAGCGTGATTGTTTTGTACACACAACAATGAATATAAATACGTCATTTTATGATCCTGTTTTTCAACGTAATATCTACATAAACACAAAAGTCCTTCATTTCTGGTGTGGTCAATCCGATAACTATTTATCAAATATTGAATTCCGTCTTTCTTATCGTCGTAACATCTAAGTATAAGTTCACCCATGTAACAAAAAGCAACATACGCCATTTCGTTTGTGTATCCCAAAGTTGTGGGAATAGATTCATACATTAGTGACAAGTTGGTATCATCTGTTATTCCCATTGTTAGTTCTAAATATTTTCTGTAATAGAAAATGCTTCTGCGTGCTATTTCTTTTATGTGATCGTCGTCAAACATCATTTTCATATTGAAAAATTTGTGGTCCGATGATCGGTAGTTTTCGAGAAAGTCATAATAAGACTTTGCAAGATACCAAACATAATAAGCATCATAGGAAAAGTCGGGATCGTTTCTATCTTTGATCGGAGTTAGAATCAATTGATGTTCAAGTTCTTTCGCGTCCACATAGAACTTCAAAGGATTAGTAGAACTATGACTTCCTTCTACCATGATGATTCTTAGATTTTTCGACAGATATCCAATTTTCCACTTCTCTCTAGATTTACGTCGAATCAATTCATGTGCTCTACTTGGAACAAACTCCCAGTCAATTTTAGCATTCAAAATCCAAGGTCTATATACAGATGTGTCACCAAAACTAGTTTTTGAATGAACATACCATTCATCACAATTAAACAGTTGGTCCCAATCAAAATCGTCGTCAACTTCAAGTCGTTCATCAGCATCAACTCGGAGAATATAATCACATCCATGATCCGATTTCAAACACGTTTGAGTTGCATCATTTCTATTGTGACCATGACTGACCCACGGAGTGTAATACAGAAACCCCGGAATGTTCTTCTCTTTAAAAAAACTAGTAATCAACTGTTGAGTTCCATCCGTAGATCCGTTATCTTGGATTACCCAATAGTCAATATATTTATACACAGTTTCAAGCATGGGAATAATGACTTTGGCTTCATTCTTCACCATGATGTTAAATACGAGTTTAATTTTTTTCTTGTTCATAACGACGTTACAGTTAACTATATCAGCGCAAAGAAAAACCACAAACTTTCATTTGTGGTTTAATTTACAGACTACTCCTCACTTCTATTCTGAGGGGAAGTTAACCCCAAGTCTACCTCACGGCGTAGACCGCCTTACTCAAGTTTCAAAACATTCAAGTTTCTACTTTTTATGTTGAGTGCACCCATGTATCCATACTAAGGGTAATTATATTGAGTCATCGTCTGTTAAATCTCGTCTTCAACTGGATTTTTAACGGTTGGAGAGATTGCTTCAGCTTCTTCTACAACGGCTTTGATCTCATTTTCCAAATCTCGTATCTTCTCTTTATATCCTGCTGCGATATCCTTAAAATCTTTCTTAGTGAAGATTAACTTTTCAGTAAGTTCATAAACTTTCTTTTCTGCTTCTGATTTAGATATTGTAACCATTTTAATGTATAACCTTTCTATGTAATAACTATTGATATGTGTAACTAAACTGTCGGAAAAAATTGGTGGACGTGGCGGGATTCGAACCCGCGTCTTCAAAAATATATTCGACATCAGACTACACGCTTATGAATTTTTTGACCGCACAACAACCATAATCTAAAATTCCAAACTTATGATCGTTTATGTTTGTAAGTTTCAACAACATATCCAAACTATATGTTGTCAAGCCTGATAGAGTACACCCAACACAATTATCAGACATCATTGTATTGGATGTGCAGCAACTTAAGCTGCGAGTAGCGCAACGTCTTCTCTCTTAGAGGTGAAGTCGTAGCTGATTACTTTGCTTTTCTTAGCAGTTATTTTTTGAACAGATGATTAAAGAGGCCGACCGTTCATCCTCTGCGTGCCTAACATGAACTAATCTTTGAATCGAGACCAGTACACGCCCGTATTTGAAAGAACAACTATAAGTATCAGATCAATTTAGGATCGTATCCGAATTCTATGAATGCATCATGATACATATGAGCAACAATGTCAATCTCTTTTTGAGTATAATAACTC